ATCCGATCGTCGCCGCCGCCTCTACCGAGCAACGAACCGCGATCGCCCGGCGCAGCGGCCTCGGCCAACGCCGACCGGTAGAGCCGGAGACTGCGGCCGAGCCCGAGGTTCCGGTCGAGCCCGAGACCGTTGTGGCCGCCGCAGCGGTGCCACGGCCCGCGCTGAGGCCCGTCCGCGGCCGGCGGGCGGGCAAGAAGGCCGCGACGACGCCTTCCACCGACCCCGCGCTCCAGCCGCAGCCGGAAGCCGAACCCGAGCCGAAGCCGAGACGCCGAGCGCGAACAAAGGCCGAGCCTACCGAGTCCTGACCTGGCAATCTGCCACCAGCTCCTCGAACGTCCGCCCGTCACCCTCCAGCGTAGCGGCGCCACCGGTCCAGTCCTGCCAGCGCTTGACGATCACATCGACATACCGAGGATCGAGCTCGATCAGCCGCGCCTGTCGCCCGGTCTTCTCGGCGGCAATCAGGGTCGACCCAGATCCCCCGAACGGATCCAGCACGATGTCGCGCCGCTTGCTCGAGTTGCGGATCGCCCGCTCGATCAGCGCCACGGGCTTCATCGTCGGATGCAGGTCGTTCTTGGTCGGCTTGTCGAAGTGCCAGACATCGCCCTGATCGCGGGCCCCGCACCAGTAGTGCTCGGTGCCCGAGGGCCAGCCGTAGAGGATGGGCTCGTATTGCCGCTGGTAGTCGGCCCGGCCCAGGGTGAAGGTATTCTTGGCCCAGATGATGAAGGTCGACCACTTGCCGCCGGCTGCCGTGAACGCCGCCTGCAGGGTGTGCAGCTCGGAGCTGCTCATGGCGATGTAGACGGCACCCTTGGTCACCGTGACGAGGTTGGTGCAGGCGTCCTGCAGGAACGCCCCGAAGCCATCGCCGAGCGCGTCGTTGAGGATGCGCCGGTCCTTGCCGCGGAGCTTGTCCTTGACCGAATTGCCGTAGTCGACGTTGTAGGGCGGATCGGTCCAGGCCATGTCGGCGAGGCTACCACCGAGCACCCGCTCGACATCCGAGAGCACCGTGGCGTCGCCGCATAGCACACGGTGGTCGCCGAGCAGCCAGAGGTCGCCGGGCTTGGAGATCGGCTCCACCGGCGGCTCCGGCGCCTCGTCCTCGGCGGCGTCGCTCTCGCCATCGGTCGGCGACAGCAGCGCCTCCAGCTCTCCGGCATCGAAGCCCAGGAGATCGAGGTCGAAGGTCTCGTCCCGCAGCCAGGCCAGCTCCTCGGCGAGGAGCGCCTCGTTCCACCCCGCACGCAGAGCCAGCTGGTTGTCCGCGATCACATAGGCGCGCTTCTGCGCCGGCGTCAGATGCCCGAGCCGCACCACCGGCACCTCTGCGAGGCCCAGCTCCCGTGCCGCCATCAGCCGCCCATGCCCGGCGAGGATGCCGTCGGTCTCGTCGACGAGGATCGGGTTGGTGAAGCCGAACTCGACCATGGACGCTGCGATCTGCGCCACCTGGTCGGCGCTGTGCGTCCGCGGATTGCGCTCGTAGGGCCGGAGCCGATCGATCGGCCAGAGCTCCAGCCGCTCGGCCAGGGCTGTCAACGTGGACGGCGTGGCGTTCATCGGCGACCTCGACTGCAAACTGCGCACCTGGGTGCGAACCTGGGCCGAGGTGCGCACCCATGGTGCGCAGGGCTGGGAAGCGCGAAAGCCGCCAATCTGGCGGCTCTCGGGCGGCCGGCACGAGCCGGCACCACAGTCCGCGAACCCGGATTCCACGGCTGTCTGTAGCGGACTATCGGGCCATTGCCCCCGGCATAGTATTCACCAAGGAAGGACCCGTAAGTTTTATGTATTCATCACTCTATTCGACAGTATTGACCTCGGATTAGACTTAGCGTTGGCTGCGAACCAGAGCCTCTCTAGTGAGCATTATTAACCCTGTTCTGCACCTCTAGTAAGCCTAGATTGGCCAAGATTCCGATCCGGATGGCTTCACAAAGCATACATCGAAAAGAACGACTTGCGCCTCGTTGCCGGCCGCCGGCGAGCATCTTAGGCAGCGTTGGTGCCTGGGCCTCTCGCAGCTCTCGCGATCATAATCAATTCCATATCTTGTGATGGACATTGCCGTCAACCACAAAATGCGGATCAAGCCGCCGGGACCTCGCGCCAACGACAGGTCAGCCTTTCGCAACGAGGGCGGCCAAGGCAGTGGGCAGGGCACCGGTCTCCTCCCGCAGAAAGACGAGGAGGCGGTGCTCTGCCTCGCTCACGCGGCCGTTGCGGCCGATCCGCTCCGCGAGCCATTGCGCTTCCGTCCCGTCGATGCGCTCGGGGCTCAGCGAGCCCGTCACGAGCGCTGCCACGGCAGGTTCCGGGGAAGCCTCGCGCCCCACGAGGGACGCCACGGCACTGCGGAAGAAGGAGCCCACACCGACGTGCAGCGGGCGGGTCTCGTCCAGCCACGTCTCGCGGCGTAGCGCCGCTGCGGCCGAGGGCGGCAGCAGCCCACCGGGCGACAGGATGTGGTTGGCCACGGCTGGCGCGAAAAGGTCGGCGAACGAGGGGTCGTTGGGGGCGTCGATCGTCGCCTCGGCGATGCCGAAGAGGACTTCCGCCTCGGCGCGCGTGATCTGGCCGAAGCCTTCGCTGGAGGCGACATGGAGCACATGGCGCAGCGCCTCCACATCGGCCTTTGTGACCCGGCCCAATGCGTGACATTCGCCGGTGACGTTGCCGCCTTGTCCGGTGAGCACAACCTTCTCGACGACGCGCAGGCCGAAGGCGGCGAGTGGGTCCGGAACGGAACGGGCGCGCTCCATCACCGTGAGCAGCATGGCGAACGCGTTGGGCCCGGGAGCGAGGCCATCGTCGAGGCGCTCGATCAGCCACGCCGCATCCGGCTCAGTGATATAGCCGGCAGGGCGCACCTGATTGACGAGATGATCAGTCAGCGCCTCGGTAAGGAACTGCCGCCACTCCCTCGGGGAGCCGGGTCCCAGCGAGGCCTCGATGTCGAGGAGGATAGCCGCCTCCTCGCGCGAGATGACGTCATTGGCGTAGACGAGCCGGCGCAATGCTCGAACGTCCTCCGGGCCGAGGCTGTCGGCATCCTTCAGGCGGCCTGCCAGGGAAGCGAGCGAATCGACAGGAGCGAAGGCAGCAGGTCGAGCGCTCATCGGCTGCGTCAGGGACATCGCAGGTCTCCGGCCAGAACTGATCGAAGCTCAGCCTAGCAGCGTGTCGTTAAGATCCAGCTAATGCGGCGGCACCGCGCTGGCGTGGCGACGTCACCGGTGTCACGCCGCGCGCCTTCATGCCGTAATGCCCAGCCAACAGATCCAACGCCGCGATCAGCACCCCCGTCGCCTGCTCCGGGCGCAGCTGCCGGCCGTTCCAGCCCTGCCGTAGCGTCCACTCCCGGAGCGAGCAGCCGGCCCCGAGGACATGCCAGACCACGGAGCCCATGGCCCCATCGTGGCCACCCAGCGCACGCAGCGCGCGATGCACCTGCTCGCGGGCGGCGACGCCGATGTCGCCGGGATCTGGCTCGCTCCCGTTGCCCGGGATCCTGGCCATGTCAGGTGCCCGAAGCGGATCGAGCTGGGACAGGGTGAAGTGCCGCTCGAACTTGCGGCCGGCCTCGGCCATGGGCTCGGTGATCGTCCCGCTCTTCAGCATTCGGCCGAGCGTGTCGACGACACGATGATGCACGACGATCCGCCCGTCGGGGTCGGTCTCGCGCACCTCCTCCAGCAACAACGGGCTCTGCCAAAGCGCGGGCTTGGCCCTGGCCTTGGCGCGCCGGGTTTTGCGGCTCATCGTCTGCTCTCCCGCCGCGGCCCGTAGCGGCGCTCCGCCTCGTTGACGAGCGCCTGCCGCAACCATGGATCGACAACCTCCTCCGGCTGCAGCACGACCACACCCTGCTGCTGCCAGGCGCGCTTGCGCATGTCCTCCAACTGGAGTGGGCTGGGTTCGCTGCGCACGTGCCGGCCGAGCGGGCTGCGCGGTCCTGCCGGGCTCATCGCTGCACCTCCCGGACGACAGCCGCGTAGCCGGCGACGTCGACAAGGCTGTCGAGATGGGCGGGATCGATGGTCAGCCGGGCGAGCTTGAGATCGCAGAGGCAGAGCACGACCTGGGCGGCAGTGACCTTGGTGCCCAGGTGCTGCGACCAGCGCAGGGCGACGCGCTCGAACAAGTCCAGGGGCTCGCCATAGGTCCGGCGCCGGTCACGCACCACGGCGACGGCGTGCTGCAACAGCTCCTCGCCGGTCATCGCGCGTGGCCTCGGATGTCGCCCGCCTTTGCATCGGTGGCAATGGGGATCAAAATCATCTCAGCCATGATGGCGTCCTTGATCGGGGTCGTCGTGGTCAGGGCGACGGCGGCTGTGTTCTTGGCGGAGCTGGCCGTCGTCGTCCGCTCGGGCGGTGGGATGTCCGTGAGGGCGGGCCGGTCGGTGGCGGCAGCGCGCTCATGGCTCGAGGTCCGCGATCGGGACGCCGGCGAGCCAGCTGTCGTGCTCGGCCTCGGGGTTCGGCTTGCCGCCGGGGATGATGCGCCAGCCGCGGGCCTCAACCTCGCGCAGGAGGTCGGCGGGGATGCCGGCGGGGGCTCGCACCGACCCGCCCTTGGCCGTGTTGATGGTGGCACCGACTGCCACGAGCCGCGCCGGTAGAGAGCCCACAGGCAATTGCTTGGGATGCCACCACGATGGCTTGTCGGATGCGGGGGGAGCAGCCAATTCGACCTCGCCCAGCCAGCCGGCAGGGTCGGGCTCGGGGTCGCCTTGATGTACAAGGCGTTCAGCCCCCGTTTCCAAGCCCTGTGCATTCTGACCCGCGGATTTGCTGGGTCGTACAAGGCGTTCAAGGCGTTCAAGGCTATTATGATCATCCATGTCTGTAAGAGGCACACACACACCATGCTTACCTGTCTCTGTGTGTGTGTCCTGTGTGGGCGAGTGACTTTCATCAGAAGCCCTGTTCGCATTGAACGTTTTGTTCCAATTGGCTTTTTCGGCCTCCGAGCCCTGTACATCGGCCTGTTCGCCTTGTACGTCGGCGGCAAGCCCCGCGCGGCCATCCACGAGAACGGGGTTTTTGAAGCCCGGCAGCTTGCGGAGCGTGCCCATGCTCATTTCCCCCGCCTGAAGTTGTGGACATTCTCGGCAAATTGCTTTTCTTCGGCCTCGTCGATCTCCGGCCATTTCCATCGGTCGATCTTCATGGCCTTCAGGAACTCGGCCCGATGGTCGCGGAGAGATTGCAGTTCCCAATGAGGCGACATTCCGCGTTTCCTGCCAGATTCGATCGAAGGCGCGATTTTTTTCCACGCGTGAGGGAAGACGTGTTCTGCCTTCGGGTGCCGCTCGCCGTGGTTATTGCTGTGTTCCAAGTAAGCCGCGTGCAACTTGGCCTTGACGACTTCCATCGGCCACATTTTTGCTTCGAGAACCTCGCTGAAATGCCCAAAGCCCACGATGCGACCTTCCTCAAGACAGCTCATCCACCATTTGCCCACGCTATCGAGCCCCTCGATCTTCTGACGGTTCAGCCCATCGGTGTGCGGAACGTCCCGGTGCGAGAAGTCGCTCAGATCCATTTCGAGAAGGTCGTGCAACATGGCCTCAGCCTCGCCGCCCTGGATCGCCGCGTGCAGCGCATTGAAGTACGGGCGGTTTCCAATCTTGCTTTCATTGACATCGTGCACGAGGTAGCGGCGTTCGTCGCCCGTTACCGGAACGCACCATTCCGCGTTACTGGCCTGAACGATCTTGAGCCGGTTCGGCATCGAGAACGAGTTGATGCCTTTTGGTTCAATCTGGACAACCCGCTCTGTGACCAGCGCCTTTAGAGTGCCCTCGGCTTGCTTGTCGCCGCCCCAGACCACTTCGTCGGCATAGAGCAAGAGGCAGTCGGCCAGATGCGCGTTGAAGTTGCCGGTGAGGTGCTTCGCCTGCGAAATGTGGACGAAGTGATGCAGGAACCAGCGTTTCAGAATGTCGACCAGTGTCCCTTTACCGGTGCCCTTCAAGCCCCGCATGACCAGCGAGACCTCGCCCAGCTTTTCCGGGTGCTGCGCCCAATAGGCCAAGAGCTTGACCGTATATTCGTAGGTGTCGGGGTCGCCATCGCAGATGACGTGTAGCAGATGGCTCGCGAGCGTTTCCCAATCGCCCCGTGTCGGCGGGTGTCCCCAGCCACGCCACAAGTTGAGCATCCCGGCCGGTGCTTCGCCTTTGGTATAGAAGCCCGCGCCCTTGTATTCCCGCCGCAGCGTCGACGTTAGCCACGCGTCGCCAAGCGGGGTGTATATCGGCTTGCCTTCTAGTGTGTGGCCAGTCAGATGCTTTTGATTGTTGTACAGCAGCCGGAAGTCTTGCGGCTTCATGAAGCTAAGCTGCTCGCGCCCCATCTCTTGGCACTTGATGTAGGTGCCGATGACCACCGACGCGCTTATTTGCACCACGAAAAACTGCTCGTTGATCTTGGCGCAAGCGGTGTGGAACTCGGCATAGGGATCGCCGGCAGGGGCGCCGCCGAAGGTCTCGCCAGACGGCCCGTCGGACCAGCTCTTGGCGCCTTCGTACTGCTCTTTTTTGCGCGCCCGTTCCCTCAGCTCGTCGGCTCGCGCGGCTTTCTCTGCACGGTCGACGGCCTCGTTGAGCGCCGACTTGCTCACGCCGCTCAGTTTCACCGCAAGGTTGCGAATGCGGTCGCGGTCGATAGGGTCGTGATCGCCCAGCCATGGCATCAGCTTGGCAAAAGTCTTCGCCGCGTCGCCGCCCGCCGCCTCGACCTCGACCTCGACGAACTCCATGGAGTGTTTCAGCGGGAACTTGCCGCCGCCGTGGCCGAAGCTGTTTATGATGACGTTCGCGCCGCCGTTCCAATAGAGCTTGGCTTTGCCCGTGCCGTACCAGCGGCCTTCGAGCGGATCGGCCAGCGTCTCCTCGTGGTAGCGCGCGGGATCGGCGATCACATCGGTAACGGTCACCAGCCCTAGCTCGTCGTCGTCGAAGTGCAGTTCCGCCCACGACGTCAAGTTGCCCTTGGTGCTGGCGATGATGGTGGCGCGTGCCCGCTCCGTGCTGATGCCCTTGCGCTTGACCAGATCGGCAACCGCAGCCTCTACCGCCTTCTCGGCTTCGGGCTCTGTCGCGATCCGGGCTTGCCGCTTCAGCTCGGCAACAGTTTTGCGCTCCTCGTCGGTGAGCGGAGGACAGGCGGCTCGCGTGTCGAGCAACAAGCCCTCGTGCGCCACGGGAACGCGCTCGGCCTGATCCTGGTCGAGCGGCGGCAACATCAGCGGCTTGCCTTCGAAGATCAGCCGCTCTGGCCCGCCGACCGCCGTGTCGATGATGGACCGGACCAACGCTTGGCCGATCTTGCCGCGCATGATCCAGCCGAGCCCGGCCAGCCACGCCCGATCTTCCAAGTCGTCGAGAAAGCGCTGGTTGTCGCTGCCGTCCTCGCTGAACAGGTAGACGTGGAAGCCGCCGCCAGCCTTGAACCGCTCGTCGGTCACCGTGTTGTAGATGCCGGTGCTCGTGCTGGTCCTCGTGACACGGGCAAGCGTCGAGTAGTCGACGGCCAGGATCGACGCCAAGGCGCCCTGGAAGCCGCCTACCGCCTCGATGCGGTCGGCAACGTCCTTGGGCATGCCCTTCCGGTCGTGGTCCAAGAGCAGCGGCGCCGGCTGGCCTGCCGCGAACTTGATGAACTGTTGTGTCCGCGCGTACTGGCCATGCGCCGGGTTGGCCCGCTTGGCGGTGACGATCGAGATTGCCGGTTCTTCTGCGACGTGATCGCCCAGGAGGATGGCTTGGCTCGATTTGAGCCCGTCGATCTCGTTGGCGAGCGACGTGGCCGGGGTGGCGGGGTCCAGCGTGATCCGTTCGGCCACGCCGTTGGTCATGCTGCACTTGCTGCCGTCGGAAACGGGGAAGCCGTCTTCGCCCAAGCTGATGCACTTGGATAGCGTCTCGCCCCGGTCCTTCGTCACGCGGGTCAGGGTGATCGGTGACGCGCTCACGGCCGCGCCCCCAAGCTCGCCGCCATGGACAGCAGCAGCTCGCGCTCGGACGCCTCGGCCGCCTCGAGGGCTGCCGCCTCGTGCGGATCGATGTAGCCTTCGATCGCCTCGCACAGGATCCGACGCAGCACGCCGGCCGGCATCGCCTCGGCCTCCACGGTATCGCCTTGGAAGCCGCCGCGCCGGTCCTTCGCGGGTTTAGTGGGCAGGCACATTAGGACGGCCTGCTCGCGGGTGATGCCGAGACGCCGAAACTCGATGTCAGCGTCGGGAAGATGACGTCGGAGCTCGGCCTCGATCTTCCGATCGATCAGCACACCGGCCGGATCGAGATCGCCGATGTAGAGAATCTTCACCGGCCTGCCGGCGGCCGCGTCGTTGATGTTCTCCGCCGCCTGGTAGGCGAGCGACAGGCTGGCGAAGCCGCCGCTGGGGTAGAGTGGCACGCCGAAATAGGCGCAGTCGCCCTGGACCACGCCCGCGAGCGACCGGCTCTCCACCCAGACCTCGACATAGGCCGCCGACGTCGCCCAATAGCTGCGCCGGTAAAACTGCGCCGTCTGCTGCAGCGCATCGGCCGGCGACCGCCACGTCTCGACGAAGTAGCCTCGACGGGTGGCGTCGCTGATCCAGCCATAGGGAATGGTGCCATCCCGCCGCAGCTTGACCAGGAGACGCTGGACCACGATGTAGCCGGCGTCCGACTTGTCCACCGGCTCTGGCAATCGCGGATCGGTCATCCGATAGAACAGATGCCGCGTGCTCTGCGGATGGTCGCTGGCCAGCACCTCGAGCAGCTGCTCCGTGAGCTGCGCCATCCGGGCCTTGGTTCGGCGGGTTCTCACCGGGCGTGCGCCGCGGGATCGTGCCGCGACGACGCAGACGCCTGGACCCCTGCGGTGTGATCTGCGGACACCGGATCGCTCACGAACACCGCGATCAGCGGCGTCCCGTCCTGCATCGAGCCCGCGTCCTCAAGCTGGTAATGCACGCCCGGACGCAGGATTTCGATCAGCTCCCAGCGGCGAAAGAGCCCCGGGAGACGCCTGAAATCCTCGAGCGACAGATTGGCATTGCTGTTCATGCGTGCCCGCTTAAGTTTTGAAGTGGAGCGCACCAGGGCACTCGAATGGGAAAAGCCACCGGCGGGGCCGGATCTGGACATCGGCTCAGGGGATTTCCTGGAGGGTGTCGCGCAGCTTGCGCATGGCGCGCTGGTACCGCTTCCAGGCGGCGGCCTCCGACAGGCCCAGTTCCACGGCGACCTCGACCTGCGAGAAGCCTTCTATCGCTACGCGGATCACCAGCACCGCGTCCGCGCCGATCAGTTTTCGCAGGTCGTCCTGCAGGTGCGCTTCTTCCGCCGCGGGCTGTCGCCCAGCCTGATCGGCCGGCACGTCGTCGGGTTCGATGTCGCTGGCTAAGCTGTCGCGCACCGCGTCGCGCTGGCGCGCACGGACCATGTCGCGCTCGACGTTCCGGAGGACCGTGGCCGCGACACGATTGACGCGCCCTAGCTCGAGGCCGCGAACCGCCTCGGTGGTGCGCGCGAGCACGTCGGACGCGATCTCGTCGGCTGAGCCGATCCCGCGCCAGATCGAACGGCGCCGAATTGCGTCCAGCCCGGGCCAGAGCGCCAGCAACAGCACCGTCAGGGCGCAGTCGGACTCGGACCCGTCATTCTGCGCCGCCTCGACCAATGCCGAGAGGATCAGGTTCTTCTCGGCCGGATCGCCCGGGGCGCGATGCAACCCGTCGAGAAGAGCGGCCGGATCCCGGAACGGTGCGAGGAAATCCTTCGCGCGCCGGAGGGTGTTGAAACTGCGCTGGAAGCTGAGGGTGGAGGAAGAATGCATGAGGTGATCGCGGATCTCGTGCCACGCGAAGGACATCGGACGCCTGCCTTGCGGCCAGGCGTCCGGCGCCTTCTTGTGGCCAGGTCAGGACGTCGCGCGTCTCTGCGATTTCAGGGGAGGGGTAGATGCCCGCGTCAGCGCGCGGGGGCGGCCGCGTGGTTCAGAGTCCCGCAGCCGCGGCAGGTGGCCTGAACCGGGAAGCCCACAAGATACTCGTGCCCCCGCGCAAAACGCAGGTGCATGCGGCCGTCCCGGCAGACGCCGAGCAGCTTGTCACAGCTCGTGCAGCGCCATTCCGAGTTTCGAGTGGTGGGCTTGATCTTCGCGGCGCGGGACCAGCTCGTCGGCGCTTCCGGGCGCGAGGGGAAGGGAGTCGGCATCGGGGTGCTCCTCTGAACGATGGAGCACTCCCATTGGCCTTAAGAATCGGAGCTAGTCAGACCCCCCAATCGGAGCCGGATCGGAGCCGGCCGTCAGATGGCGATCTCCCATTTCCCTTTTCCGGGGCTTCGCAGGAAGTCGGCCTTCAACTTGTCCCATAGCGGCTGTTTGAAGATGTTCGACAGGGACTGGTCCTCGGCAATTCCCTTGACGAGGTCTTCGGTCGCCATCGGCATCGGGCCTGCGTTGTGGGCATCGACCAGTCGCTGGATGACGTCGATGCGGTTCTCCCCCTTGATGTCGATGCTGCCTTTCCCCGGAACGAACAGGGTCGCGAGGTTTTCCCCGACACGGGTGAGTTCGACCGCCTGGCCACCGCGGGCCAGTATCCTGTGCCTTCGGAACACCGACCTGAGCTTGTCTGCAACCAACGCGATCTCGGACTGGTCGTTGTCGATCTGATCGGCAAGCGGCTTCAGAACGTTGGCCGCCAGACACGGCCCGGGAGCGTTGCCGGCCTGCAGGACCAGTCCGATACCGAGGTTGTGGCGCGCCCGAAGCTCCGTATCGACGGCCGACCGGACCTTCTCCCGGTCGAGACCACGCGCAAGGTAGATCGGAACATCTCCGCCATCGACCACGAGCGTCCCAAGATAGAGAAGGTGGTCGGTCAGCTTCTCGATCGCGGCCGCATCGAGCGCTAGTTCGAGACGTGTCTGCAGGTGTTGCGCGACCCAGCCGTCCCGCACCCGATAGATCCTGTAGCGATCCGGGTTGCCGACAGGCGTCACCTGTCCCTCGGTGACCTCGAGGTCGGCCACCTTACGATCGCCTGAATCCACATCTCCCTTTTCCACCCGGACAATCACCTCGGCCGCGACCGGGCCGACCTCGTCTTCATCGTCGATCAGGTCGTCGCCTTCCCATCCGGCGGGCACAAGAAATCCCAGCTCCGTCAAAAGGCCGGGATCGACACCTCGATCCAGCAGCCAAGCGCCGCTGACCCTGTTTGCCCCGATGTCCCAAATGGCCAAGAGGGCGGGTATGACCGCCATGCTCTCTGCGTCGCTTGGCGGCCGACCATCGCGCAAGATCCTCCAGTGTCGAAGTAAGCGATGCCCCAAAACGCGTTCGAAGGGATCGTCGACGCTGAGCAGGCTGCTCGTGTTGCGGTCGGTGAGCGTGAAGTCGAGCGTTTGCGCCTCATCCCGTCCCGCGCGGAGATACCGGACCGCAATCTCGACAAAGCGGATCGCGACCGCGCGTTCGAAGATCCTCGGGAGGCCAGGTTGGCTGTCGATGATCTCGGTGATGTCCTGATCAATCGTGGTGGAAACCGAGAGGCGATTGGCGAGATTGACGATACTGATATCAGCGCGAATCACTTTTGCGCAGTCGATCACCACGTCGTCGAGTTCCGGCGGTTCCAGATCCAGCCCATGCAGGAACTGCGAAATGTCGTAAGCCTGGAAGTCGACGGGCTGGCTGGAATAGGTCTGATCGAGAGCCGTCTCGATGAAGCGTTCGGCGATGGTGTGCCTCAGCTTTCTGTTGCCTGCACGGACATGGACCCGCCCGGTCGACGGCGTGTAGACGATCATCGCCTCTCCGGGCGGGCGGAAATAGATGCGCGATCGATTGCCGTGATCGTCGATCTCCCGAACGCTCGTGGGGGGATCGGGATGAAACAACAGGTACATCACTGCAGCCGGTTCGTCTCCGTCCCCGGGGATGTCGAACCGGTCTATGCTGTAGCCGTCACCGCGATCCAGGCGCGCGTTGAGATCGGCGAGTAGCGCATTGAGTACTGCGCTGCCGCTGTCCGGACCGCCGTCGATCGAAGGCTCGGCCATGAATGTCTGGTAGTGCTTGTCATAGCGCCTGTACAGACGCAGGTGCAGGCTGTTCTCTGCCGCCTCGAACAAGCCGTGTTCGTTGGCGAAGGTCCATAGGCTTCGCGCGAGCTCGTCCCTCTGGTTAAAGAGTTCCTTTGCACGGTCTGGTTCGAGCTTGGTCCTTGCGAGACCGTCGAGGACATACTCGCCGCGATCACTCGCGATATTGACGATCCGCGCCGCTTCAGATTCCAGCGGCCCAAGCCGATCCTTCTTCTCTTTGCGCAGCATTTCGCAGGCAGATGACGGACCGTCCGTGTCGTCAGGATCGAACCGATAGGATTCGAGCCAACTCAACCTCTCGAAAATCTTGCTTCCGAAAAAAGCTGCCAGAAGCGTCGGGTCAGCCTCGTCAAAAAGCCGAGAAAGGCTGGGGCAGGTTTTCGCCGGGGCTCGTGCCATCGAAGTCTCCGAAAACACAACAATATGCTGCTGCTCGTTGTCGGCGGGCCACATTTGGGCTCTGGCGCCCCAATGTCAGTTGTGACCGCTGAAAGCGCAATCGAAACACCGCCGGCCGGGCACGACTGGCCAAGGCAAGACGGTCCAAAGCATTCACGATCGCCGACCTGGAAGGCTGGACGTTCCGAACGTGCTGCACGCGACATGAAGCTCCCTCACGCGACTGATGCTTTGTATTGGATCAACTTCCGATAATCGTAAACCACTTCGTGATCAGCAAGTGTCGTTGTTCTCCATATGTTCGCGTTCGGCAATTTGTGCCGTGCGGATGTCCCGTTGGGAGCACCCGGGTGGCTTTTGATCGGTAGTAACACCACCGATACCGGCTATCCTAGACATGAAACGTCCGAACCCGCTCCCGCCCGACCGTATGACCGCCGCCGAGCGCCGCGCCGAACTCGGCGCGATCCTGGCCCTCGGCCTCGTCCGGCTGCGCCTGCCGGAAAAGGGCCGAATTCCTGACGAAACAGGAGAAATTCCGCTACACTCTTCCCCCGACCAATGCCGTCATGCGACCGCAACCCCGCGGAGAGACGCATGACCAAGCCCGATCCGATCCCCGCGCGCCTGGCCGCGCTGAAGACGACGCCGATGGCGGACCTGAAGCGGCAGTGGCGGGAGCTGTTCGAGACCGAGCCGCCGGCCTTCAATCGCCGCTACCTCGAGAGCCGGCTGGCCTACAGGATCCAGGAATTGGCCTATGGTGGGCTGAAGCCGGAGACGGTGAAACGGCTCGAGGCCCTGGGCGCGGAGCTCGATGGTGGCAACATCACGGCGCGCCGGATCCGCGCCGACCTGACGCCGATTGTCGGGACACGGCTGCTTCGCCAGTGGCAGGGCGTCGAGCAGATAGTGACCGTGACCGCCGATGGCTTCGAATGGCAGGGCCGGCCCTACCGTTCGCTCTCCGCCATCGCCCGCGCGATCACCGGCACGCGCTGGAACGGCCTCGTCTTCTTCGGGCTGAAGAACCACCGGAGGCGGGCATGACGAAGCCGGTCGTCCGCAAGCTTCGCTGCGCCGTCTACACCCGGAAATCCTCGGAGGAGGGGCTGGAGCAGGAGTTCAACAGCCTTCACGCCCAGCGCGAGGCCTGCGAGGCCTACATCGTCAGCCAGCGCTCCGAGGGCTGGGTGCTGGTGCGCGACCGCTACGACGACGGCGGCATCTCGGGCGGCACCCTGGAGCGGCCCGCGCTCAAGCGGCTGCTCTCGGATGTCGAGGATGGCCTCGTCGACGTGGTCGTCGTCTACAAGATCGACAGGCTCAGCCGGTCGCTGATGGACTTCTCGAAGCTGGTCGAGGTGTTCGACCGCAACGGCGTCACGTTCGTCAGTGTGACGCAGAGCTTCAACACAACGACGTCGATGGGCCGGCTGACCCTCAACATCCTGCTGTCGTTCGCCCAGTTCGAGCGCGAGGTCACGGCAGAGCGGATCCGCGACAAGGTGCGGGCCAGCAGGATGAAGGGCATGTGGATGGGCGGGGTGCCTCCGCTCGGCTACCGGGTACAGGATCGGAAGCTCGTGGTCGACGAGGCGGACGCCGCCCATGTCCGCTGGATCTTCGACCGCTTTGTCGAGATCGGCTCGGGCACCGCGATGCTGCGGGAGCTGAAGGCGCGCGGGATCACGACGAGGAAGGGAGCCGCGATCACCAAGGGCTTCCTCTACCGGCTCCTCAACAACCGGGCCTATATCGGCGAGGCCGTGCACAAGGGGGAGAGCTACCCAGGCGAGCACGCAGCGATCATCGACCGCGGGACCTGGGAAAGGGTCCACACGATCCTGCAGGAGAGCCCGCGCAAGCGCGCAGCGCGCACCCGGGCCGAGACGCCGTCGCTGCTGCGCGGCCTTCTCTACGGCCCGGACGGCGCCGCGTTCTCGCCCACCCACACGCGCAAGGGCGGCCGGCTCTACCGCTACTACGTCAGCCAGACCGTGCTGCGCCACGGCGCCGGCGCCTGCCCGGTGGGCCGCCTGCCCGCCGGCGAGATCGAGGCGGCGGTAATCGACCAACTGCGCGCCGTGTTCCGCCAGCCCGAGATCATCGTCGGCACCTGGAAGGCTGCACGGCAACATGATCCGGAGATCACCGAGGCCGAAGCGCGCGATGCGCTGGCCGCTCTCGACCCGCTCTGGGACGAGCTCTTTCCCGCCGAGCAGGCACGGATCATCCAGCTCCTGGTCGAGCGCGTCGACATCGGCACCGCAGGGTTGAACGTCCGCCTGCGCATCGACGGGCTGGCGGCATTGGTACGCGAGATGACCACTGACCTGGAGCAGGCAGCGTGACCCGCGCCACGGCGATCCCTGAGACCATCACCCTGCACGTGCCCTTTCGCGTCGTGAAGCGTGGCGGCCGGAAAGAGATGGTTCTGCCGCCCGGCGCATCGACGCAGCGAGCCCGGGTCGACAACACCCTCGTCAAGGCGCTGGCCCGGGCGTTTCGTTGGAAGCGGATGCTCGACTCGGGCGAGTTCGCCACCATGGCCGAGCTGTCCCGGCGCGAGGGGATTGCGCCGTCCTACCTAGCTCGTGTCCTGGGCCTGACATTGCTGGCGCCGCACATCATCGAGGCGATCCTGGACGGAAGGCAGAGCGCCGGTGTCACGTTGTCGGTGCTCCTGGAGCCCTTTCCGGTGGAGTGGGAAGCGCAAGTGACACTTGAACACAGAGAATGACTGGAATGGGCATCGATGGACTGGCTTGCCCCCACTTGCCCTGCTAGGGTCTCCGAAATCTTAGAGAGGACAGGCACCGTAATGCAGCCCGAACCCGCGATGACTGTTCGCGACGTCGCTGGTTATCTGAACGTCGATGAAAAGACGGTCTATCGCCTGGCGAAGCGGGGTGAGCTGCCCGGCTTTAAGGTTGCAGGCTCTTGGCGCTTCAAGAGGACCGATCTAGACGCATGGATTGATCAACAGAAGCAGGCTGCACAACATAATTCCGGGGGCAGGCATTGAGTGAACTGAATATCAGCAATTTCATTTGGAACATCGCCGATGACGTTCTTCGCGATGTCTATGTGCGTGGCAAGTATCGAGACGTCATTCTACCGATGACGGTTATTCGGCGTCTTGACGCTGTCCTGGAGCCGACCAAGGACGCGGTCCTCGCGATGAAAACGCGGCTCGACAACGCGGGCGTAGCCAACCAGCACGCTGCACTTTGCCAAGCCTCGGGAGAGGCCTTCTACAACACCTCTCAGTTCCGTTTGCGAGACCTCACATCCCGTGCCCGACGACAGCAATTAAAGGCGGACTTCGAGGCTTACCTCGATGGCTTCTCGGCCAACGTCCAAGAGGTTCTGGACAAGTTCAAGTTCCGGAATCAGATCCCGACTTTGGTCGAAGCCGACGCGCTTCGCTTCTTGCTCGAGAAGTTCCTCGATCCGTCCGTCAATCTCAGCCCGAAGCCCGTGCTGCATGCCGATGGCACCGTTCGCCTGCCGGGCCTCGACAACCACTCCATGGGCACGATCTTCGAGGAGCTTATCAGGCGCTTCAACGAAGAGAACAATGAGGAAGCTGGCGAGCACTTCACTCCGCGCGACGTCGTGGAGCTCATGTCCTATCTGATCTTCATGCCGATTGCCGACGACATCCAGTCGGGCACCTACCTCGTCTACGACGGGGCATGTGGGACTGGCGGCATGCTGACCTTGGCAGAAGAGACGCTCGTCAAGCTAGCGACCAAACACGGCAAGGAGGTCTCGGTCCATCTGTATGGCCAGGAGGTCAACCCGGAGACGTTCGCCATCAGCAAGGCCGACCTCATCCTGAAGGGCGAAGGCCTCGAGGCCGAGAACATGAAGTTCGGCTCGACCCTGTCGGGGGATGCGTTCCCGTCTCGCGAGTTCGACTTCATGCTGTCGAATCCGCCGTACGGCAAGTCGTGGAAGACGGACCTCGAGCGCATAGGAGGGAAGAAGGAGATTCGCGATCCTCGCTTCCTCATCGAATACCGCGGCGACGCGGAATTCAGCCTGATCACCCGCTCAAGCGACGGCCAGATGCTGTTTCTGGCCAATATGCTCAGCAAGATGAAGAAGGCGTCTCCCTTTGGCAGCCGCATTGCCGAAGTCCACAACGGGTCGTCCCTCTTCACCGGCGACGCTGGGTCGGGCGAGAGCAACGTCCGGCGCTGGATCATCGAGAATGACTGGCTCGAGGCCATCGTCGCCCTGCCGCTGAACATCTTCTATAACACCGGGATCGCGACCTACATCTGGGTGCTGAGCAACCGGAAGGCAAAGCACCGCCGCGGCAAGGTTCAGCTCATTGACGCCACGTCCTGGTTCAAGCCGCTCCGCAAGAACCTCGGGAAGAAGAACTGCGAACTCGGTCCTGACGACCTACGCCGGATCTGCGACGCGTTCCTTCAAAGTCGCGAGGACGAGACTTCGAAGATCTTGCCCAACGAGGCGTTTGGGTACTGGAAGGTCACTATCGAGCGCCCGTTGCGCCTGAAGGTCGAGCTGTCGGACGCCGTGCTGCTCCGCTTCAGAAAGGCTAGTGCCGAGGTAGGTGAGAGTGATCTGGTGCGCGCTGTCGAGGCCGTCGCCGAGCGTGCGGGTGTAGGACCGCATCTCGACTTCAACCAGTTCTCCGCGCAGGTCGAGGAGGCAGCTGTCGGGCTCGGCGTTCGCATGACCGCGAAGCGCCAAAAGCTGCTCATGTGGGCGTTGGGCGAGAAATCGGCCCAGGCTGCGCCGGTCATCCGGAAGGTTACGAAGCCAAAGCCAGGCGCCGATGTCGACCTCGACGCCCTTCAGGGCAGCTATCGCACGACCATCGGTGGCAGGCCGGTAGTCGTTGAATACGAGCCAGATGCGGACCTGCGGGATACCGAACAGGTTCCATTTCTGGAGGACGGCGGGGTCGAAGCCTTCGTCCGGAGAGAGGTGCTACCCCATGCGCCCGACGCCTGGATCGACGGATCCAAGACGGTGATCGGCTACGAGATCAGCTTCGCGCGGCATTTCTACAAGCCGCAGCCGCTGCGCTCGCTCGACGAGATCGAGGCAGATATTCGCGCGCTGGAGGAAGAGACAGAGGGCCTGCTTGAGGAAGTCCTTGTCCGAGGCCCAGGGACATGACGACGAGCCCACTAAACATGCCACGTTCGGCAGGGCGAGAGGCGTTGGGACCTTACCCTGCTTATCGATCTGCCCGTGTACATTGGCTCGGGCTTGTGCCAGCGCATTGGCCGGAGAAGCGGGGCAAGTACTTCTTCCGCGAAGTGGACGAGCGCTCCGCGAGCGGCGAAGAGGAGTTGCTGTCGGTCTCCCATACCACCGGCGTGACCCCACGCAGCCACAAAAATGTCACCATGTTCAAGGCTGAGTCGTACGTCGGCCACAAGATCGCGCGCCCGAATGACATCGTCATCAACACCATGTGGGCCTGGATGTCGGCGCTCGGCGTCTCGAAAGATGTCGGGATCGTCAGCCCTGCCTATGGCGTCTATCGCCCGCGCAACGACGCTGACTTCCTGCCGGTCTATCTCGACTACCTCCTTCGCACGCCGATGCTGCGCTGGGAGTATATCTGCCGATCGACGGGAATCCGGTCTTCGCGGCTGCGCCTGTATCCAGACAAGTTCCTCGACATCGCGTTTCCGTGCCCACCACGCGAGGAACAGGAGCGCATGGTGGCCTTTCTAAGGGCCAAGGACGTTCAGATCCGCAGACTAATTGGCAACAGGCGGCGGCTGATCGGGCTGTTGAACGAGCAGAGGCAGGCGATCATCAACCGGGCCGTCACGCGCGGTGTGAACCCCGACTCCCCGATGAAGCCCTCCGGCATCGAATGGATGCCCGAGATTCCGGCGCATTGGGAAGTGGTCGCACTCAAGCGCGTCTGCGTTCTTCATAGGGGCTATGATCTCCCCGACGACAAGCGGATCGATGGACCATTTCCAGTCGTCTCATCCGCGGGAGTGATTGGAACACACGACAAAGCCATGGCGAGTGGCCCAGGGGTCGTGACTGGGCGGTATGGATCAACCGGAAAGCTTTTTTATATCGAAGATGACTTCTGGCCGCACAACACAGCTCTGTATGTCTCCGAATTTCATGGCAATCTGCCGCGCTACGTTTTTTTTCTTTTGCATACGCTTCGCTACGAAGAACACTCCGACAAGTCAGCAGTGCCCGGCATTGATCGGAAGGATCTTCACGACATTCGCGTTGCCAAAGCTCCACTGGATGAGCAGCAACCAATCGTTGAGGCGATCGATAACGACCTCGCCGATTTGGCTCAGGCAATCGATAGGGTCGCCGCTGAAATCCGACTGATCGGCGAATACCGCGAGCGCCTGATTGCCGACGTCGTCACCGGCAAGCTGGACGTGCGGCACCACGAGATCGCCGCGGCTGCGGACGAGCC